GACAAAGAGGTATTATGAAACTCTTCCTCAAGGATTATGTCCAGAAGCAGACAGATCAAGCTCTAAAGAACTCAGGTTTGTTCAGTTCGACTCGGGTTACAGTGTCGGTACCGCAGGAAACAAAGGCGCAGGCAGAAGTCAAACGATCCAACTATTTCACGGTAGTGAATGTGGATATTGGCCGAACGCGGAAGAACATGCAAAAGGAGTTATGCAAGCAATCAGCAACGAGCCAGGCACTGAAATCATCTTAGAATCTACAGCAAACGGCATAGGTAATTACTTTTACAACATGTGGCAAGCGTCAAGACAAGGGAAAAATGAGTATGAGTCAATCTTCATTCCTTGGTATTGGCAGACAGAATACACTTCTGATGCTGAACACGTACAATTGACAGATGAGGAAGATGACTTACTTTATAGCTACAGTCATGACGGCTTGACTAAAGAAAATCTTATGTGGCGTAGAAGTAAGATTGGCGAGCTTTCTAATGATGCGGAAATTGGAAAAGAGCTTTTTTGTACTGAATATCCCATAAGCGCTGATGAAGCTTTCAGGAACCCAATTGAGAACGTCTTTATAAGCTCTAAGCAAGTTATGAGAGCCAGACAAAACGATGTTGAAAGCAATGTAGGACTGTTGATTGGTGTTGATCCTGCTGTAAGTGACAATGACCAGACAGCTATTATTCGTAGGCGTGGACGCAAAGCTTACCGATGTGAAACGTTTAACAATCTGAACACGATGGAAATTGCTGCTAAAGTTAAACAACTAATTATTGAAGAAAAGCCGCTTAAAGTGTTCATTGACTGTATTGGCATTGGTGCTGGTATTGTTGATAGACTGCATGAGATGGGCTACATGCAAGTTATACCGGTTAATGTTGGCAGAACTTCTAATAACAAAGAACGCTACGCAAACTTAAGAGCTGAACTCTGGGACCAAATGAAAGAATGGTTAATGCAAAATGAATTGCCCGTAGAAATACCCGACATTGACACATTACACGGTCAACTATGTAGTTTAGGGTACAAGTTTAAAAGCAACGGACAACTACTTATAGAATCTAAGATTGATTTAAGAGCGCGTGGCATGCCATCACCAGATATTGCAGATGCTTTAAGCTTAACTTTCTATGATTCCGCTTTTAGCACTGATCATCATGTAGAGACTACTTTTATATCAACGCGTGAAAAAGGAATGTTCATCTAATTAACTAAAGCTGTTACAATTAAACGCAATAATTTCATACGGATGTGAATTATGCCTAGGAAAGATTTAAAAGTCGCACAAAAGGTGCGCGAACGCATCAAAAAGTGGGATGATAACTGGAAATTTAACCGCACACAGTACAATGAATACCAAGATTTCATCATGGGCGACATGTGGACTGATGAAGAGTCTAGATTGTTTGAGCGTTATAATAAATTGCCACTTACATTTAATAAGCTTTCACCATTGGCTAATTACTTAATTGGCGAACAACGACAAAACACTCCCGCGCTTGAAGTCGTCCCTGATCAATCAGCACCTCTTGAAGCTGTAGAAGTACGTGAAGCAATTATCAAATCGATAGCTTTTGAGTCACATAGCAAAGTTGCATATCAGTATGCGTTTCAGTCTTCAATAATTGGCGGATATGGTGCGTTTGGCATACGTACAGAGTACGAAAATGAATACAGCTTTGACCAACGCATAGTAATTTATCCAATTAAAAATCCAACTCGTTGTTATTGGGATGTAAGTGCAGAATCACCTTGTAAAACTGATGGTATGTATGCTGGATACAGGACTAGAGTTTCTCGCACTAAGTTTAGAGAAATGTACGGCGAGCGTATAGAACGCATGATTCCAAGTTCCAGCTATGAAGATGACACAAATTTAATGTCATTTGATGATGAGGAAACTATTACAGTCATTGAAGATTATGAACGTTCTTACGATCGAGTGAAAATGTATGAGTTAAGCAATGGCAAGACCATGGACCAAAAACTTTTTGATGAACTACAAGTGGTTGAGGTAGATGGTGAAGAAGTGTTATGGGATGATGAAATAGTTACTGTTGTTAATACTCGTACAGCGCATAGATACAAAGTGACACATAGAAAAGTTGCTGGAGATTATGTTCTTGAAAAAAATGATTTTCCAAGCGAACAGCTACCAATTGTTTTTGTTGATCAAAACAGCTACTACGACAAGAATGGCAAGCAGTTTTGTAGACCATTCTTTAAAGATGCTAGGGACTCACAGAAGTACTTAAATTACTTAGGTACGCAATCAGCCTACATGATGAAAATCAGTCGCTATGACCAGTTCATTGCTTCAAAACAAAACGTTAAAAGTGCTGATACACAGGCAATTTGGCGTGATCCATCAACAGTTCAAGGTGCGTTATTTTATGACGAGTCACCAAACGGTAATAAGCCTGAAAGGCTGGTTCCACCTGAACTTTCACAATCACTATTGACACAATATGAGCGGACTCTACGTGACATACAATCAAGTACTGGAATCTATGATACGCAAATTGGGCAGCAAGGAAATGAAATGTCGGGTGCAGCTGTGGATGCTAGGACACGGCGTGGCGCGAACAACACGTATGTTGCGTACGACTCAATCAACAGAGCAATCTGTGCAGCAGGTTGCATCATTGAAGAAATGATTCCTGCTTTATACGATGCAGAACGCATTTTAATGATTGAATTAAGCGACAAAATCGTACAACCAGTACCTATAAACCAGCCAGTTGATGAATACGGTACACAAATTCGTAATGACATGACAAAAGGTCGTTACAAAGTAAGATTAAGACCAGGACCAAGCTACGAAGGTCAAAAAACTGTAGCTTTAGAGTCTTTACAGATGGTTTTACAGTCAAATCCTGGTTTGTTTAACATGATAGCGGATCTTTATTGTGAAAACTTGCCTTTGGCTAACAATATTGAGCTTAGAAACAGGCTTAAAACACTTGTACCGCCTGAAATTATTGAAGCTGGTAAAACTGGTAAGTCTCCACCGCCTCAACCACCACAACCAAATCCAGAAGTAATGCTAAAAATGCAGGAAATGCAGTTAAAAGAACAGCAATTACAACTTGAAATGAAAAAAGCAGAACAAAAAGCAGCTGAAAAAATGGCTGAGCTAAACATGAAGCAGCGCGAACTAGAGTCTAGACAAGATCATGACAGGCAACGCGTAGCCATGGAATGGCAACAAATCGAGGCACAAAAATTAGAAGCAGCAGCAAACTTAGAAGAACAAGTAATGCGTTACAAGGCAGAGATGGAACGCATAGGGGCCGATGTAGACATAGCGCACGCTAATAATTTGTCTAAGTTGCTAATACATGCTGACAAAAAATCTAAACCACCAACTTAACTTTGACATGGAGAGTTAAAAATGACATCGCATAACGTGGATGAGCTTTTGCATACACAACAACAGGTTGAACCGACTCAAGAGTCAGTTCAAAAACAAGCATTTAGTGAAGATTCAGAAGGTTCTAAGGCATCAATTGAAGAACGTTCTCAAGAGGAAAAACTAAATTACCTTGATCAATTTCGAAAAGACAAGGAAGAGTTTTTAAATCCTAAAGAAACTGTAACTAAATCAGAACCAGAGGCAGAAGCAGCTACTGAACCTGTAACAAGCGAATCTAGACCTACTGTAGAAGCTACTGAAGAAGTTGTTGAAGGTACTTCTGAAACTGATGAATATGGCACACCAGTTCAAAAGAAAGAATCTCGCATGTTTACAGAGGAAGAAGTGCAAAACATGATTCGAGACCGCCTTTCGAGAGTTAAGACAGAGGCTAACAATTACCAAGAAAATGTTGGAATTAATACTCAACAGCAAGTGCAACAAGCTGCAAACAACTTTGAAGCAGATCCAGACAGTAGTGAAAGCTGGGAAACGCAACTAAGTAACTTTATCAGAAATGAAGTTGGTAGGATGTCGCAAGAACAGCAACAACAGCACTATAAAGCTGAACTTCAAAGAAAGCAGCAAGAATTTGAAACCAATTTTACAAACGGAATGAGCAGGTATCAAGATTTTCAAACTGTAGTTGGTAACAAGCCTTTTACTAATGACATAATGCAAGCAACTATGTCTATGAAAGATCCAGCTGCTTTTTGTTATGCTGCTGCTAAAATGCACCCAGGAGAAATAGACCGTATTTCTAAACTAACTAATCCATATGAAATTGCAACTGAGGTTGGTCGTCTTGAAGAACGAATGAAACGTTCTAAAAATGTAAGTTCTGCCCCAAGACCTGCAACCAAAATCACTAGTGATGTTTCGAGCAAATATAATGACAAACCTAGCATTGATAGCTTGATAAATTCAGACGCTAGGCGTAAACTATCTAGACAATAGATTGTTTTTGTGATGATGGGTCTTAAAAAGGCCCATTTTTTAACTTAATGGACTAGGAGGCAACACATGGGAAACAAACCTAAATTTGATGATCCAATTGGCTTTTTGTATTGCAGATATTGCGAAGAATTAAAACCTCTAGACAGTAAAAATTTTTACAAAAACCAACACACTTCACATGGTTTTATGATTTACTGCAAAGTTTGTGATGACAAAAAACGCACTGACAGGTGGTTAAGTTTAACAAGTCATACTGTAAAACTTAATTGCTTGTATTGTGAAAAGGAATTTTGGGCAGAAAAAAACCGAGTCAAGGCAGGTCGAAACAAATACTGTAGTAAAAAATGTTCTGGAAAAGCAAACGGAGCTCATTTAGCTATTTACAACAATGGCGAAGCAAACCCGCGTTCAAGATTGACTGAAAATGATGTTAGGGAGATTCGCAAAATGAAAGATGATGGTGTTAAGAAAAAAATTATTTTGGAAAAATTTAACATTGAGTCATCCCATTTTTACAACATCATCAATGGCAGGATTTGGAAACATGTTGTATGATGTTAGTACACTAACTTTTGCAAAAGGATTTGCACATGAAAAAGAAAGTTTCTGAAAGAGCAAAAATGCACCAAGGAATGCATCGTGACGAAATAGCTCAATACAATCCACAATTGGTTGAAGATTCTATACGTATGAATCGTTATACAGGTGCAACTGCTGTAACTAAAGAGGTTAAATTGAACAAACCTTCACCTAAAAAGAACAGCATTTTTGGAAAGGTAAGTTAATATGCCGTTAAAAAAAGGTAAATCTCAAAAAGTTATTAGTCAAAACATCAAAACGGAAATGGCTTCTGGCAAACCGCAAAAACAAGCTGTAGCAATTGCTCTATCAAAAGCTGGTAAAGCTAAGCCTAAAGCCAAATCCAGTAAAAGCAAGAGCATGAAAAAATCTTATCCGCGAGGATGATTTCTGCAATCCCATTTCCTGAGAGCCAATGCTTTACGTGTTGGCCTTCCTTTCTCATCCTTCATAGGTCCTTCCATTCCTGACATTCTAGCGCAAAAAGATTTACGCCTAGCAGCAGCTTTAGGAGACTTTGCAGCTTGTTTTGCACTTACAGGTGGTTTAAGAGTACCGCCCGTCTCGCGTTTGTAAGACTCACGTCCTTTACGATTTAGACCGCCTTCAGGGTCTTTGCCTGCTTTACGTTGCCATGCTGGTGATTTAGCCATAATTTAGTCCATTAAATTGGGTTTCTACATTGTAACATGAATTTTAACGTACATGTCGGAATTCCGAGCATTCGGCAGGCATTCGGCAGGCATTCGGCAGGCATTCGGCATTGGGCATTCTGGATATACAAAGTATCCAAAATTAAACCCCCCCAAAATTTGGCCTATTTAACTGGCGTGACAAGCTTAAATTTTTTGCAAACTTGCAACTTACTTAAGTTATTGGTTACAATGTACGCATCAGTGTGTAAGCAAGGATGTTTCCACTGAGCATCGCAAGGGTGTGTAAATGTCGGCCCCCGGACAATGTGTAATTAGGCGCGTTTTATAACGCAATTTTTTAACCCATTGTCAGCAGGGAGCATTTACAATGGCTAATATTTTTGAAACCACCCAATATGTCCTAGACGAAGTGTTTATTCGCTACGTCAACTATCTAAATTTTGCAAAAGTAGCTAACAGAAACCTTGAAGGTGACTTTAAAGGTCTTAAATACGCTACTGGTCAGACAATTAACTATCGCTTAGAAGAAAGATTCAAAGGCGGTGAAGGTGCTACAGCTACTTCTGAAGCTGTTGTACAACAAATTCGTCCTCTAACCATCGACAAGCAATTCCACACAATGGTTGAATTTTCAGGCTTTGAATTGACATTCGATCGCGCTAGAGACGAACCTTATTTAGACATGATGTTAAACCCAAGAGCTAAAACTCTTGCTAACTTAACAGAAAGCTTCATTGCTACCGACAACTTACAATTAGAAGTTTATCAAGCTGTTGGTACTCCTGGTGTTGCTGTTGATTTTGAAACAATTACACTAGCTGATGCTTACATGACTGAATTAGGTATACCAGAAGACGGTAACCGTTACTTTGCTAACTCACCAAGAGTTTCTGCAAGCCTTTCTAACGAATTAAGTACAGTGTTTAACCAAACAGTTAACCGTGGTGCTTTACTAGACGGCTTCATTGGTCACCTATCAGGCTTTGATTTCTTCAAAACTAACTTTTTGAAGCGTCAAATAGCAGGTGCTGGTGATCCAGCTCCTTTAGTTCCATTAGAAAATGGCTTCAAAAATGGTGGTACAGTAGATGGTTTAACAGCTGGAGGCAATACAATAACAGTTAACACAACTAACCCAGACGGTGTAGTTATGTTTAACGAAGGTGACAGCATAGAAGTTGAAAATGTTTTCATGGTTAATCCTTTAACTTATGAAGCATTACCACAACGTGCTCAATTTGTTGTTACAGCTGATGTTGTTGTTGCTGGTGGCAAGGCAGTAATACCTGTTAATCCTGAAATTGTAGTTTCTGGTGCTAGACAAAATATCAGTGCTGCTATTCCAGATACTTCACAAGTTTATCTAGCTGATGACCACAATGTTTCAATAGCTTTCCATAATCAAGCTATCGTCTTCGCAGCTCCAGCAATCAAAGAATTGAAGGGCGGTGTTGAAGCAGTGACTTCTTACAGCGATCTCTACAAATTGGCTATGACCTACACATTAGGTGCTGATATACGTAACTACATCCAATTGGATCGTATAGACGTTATTTGCGGTGTAGCAATTAACCCAGAGTTTGCGGTTAGAGTTCGCTCTTAATCCATGTGTTTACGGAGGGGCCTCATCCTCCCCTCCTTTTTTTCAGGTAAAATTTATGTATTTCAAAACATCAGGTCCAAAAGTTTTTGTAAATGGTCAATGGATTGATAAAAGCATTTATCGTGCTTACGTTTACAAAAAAGGCGAAAGGTCTATTGCTAACAATTGGCAAGAGTATCAAGACATGTTAGCGAACGGTTGGTATGAGTCTCAGGAATTAGCTGACAAAGCAGCTAAAGGAAAAAAGTCTGCAAAAAAAAAGGATTTAAGTGATGAGTCAAACGGTTAAGCAGTTTGTCACAGATGCGTATCAGTTAATTAGTGCCAACAGTCCTACAGTGCCATTACAAGGCAATGATATGTTGAAAGGCGTACAGTTTTTAAATGAACTGATTCAGTCTTATAGCGGTACTGGATTAATGACCACAATCTCTAAAGAAATTAGTTACCAATTATCGATTGGACAAAGTGAAATTACATTTGCAGATCCTGATTACACCCCCCCTGCTGATGTACAAGAAGGAAGACTAGCTAACACACAAAATGTGTACCTACTTTTGGAAAACGTAACCTATCCATTAATCATTCAAAATCGTAATTCATTTTTGTCTAGCTATAAGTTTGACCCACAAATTGGATTGCCAAGATTTGCAATTATTTACAATGAAGTTGATGTAACTAGAATGAGAATTTATCCTGGCGCATCACAAGCTTATGAATTGCGTGTTTACGGTAAATTTGAGTTACCTGAATACACAGAAAATGATGATTTATCTAACTTGCCATTGTATTACAATCGTTACTTAAAATTTGCCTTAGCTAGAGACCTAGCAATGTATAAAGGGCGTGCGGAAGCATGGACAGATAAGCTAGAATTAATGTACGTACAGGCCAAAATGGATATGGAATCTGTGAGTACAACTAACCTTGTTATCGAAACGGAAAACGAAAGTTTACTAAATGGTGCTTACCGCGTCCGAAGTGGGGTTTAAGAATCATGCCTATTACTGAACTACCAATACAAGGCGGTTATGACCAGCAAAGGTTTAAGCAATACAGTCCTGAAGATGCAGCAAATTGGACACTAGTAACAGCACCTTCTGGCAAACGAGAAACAGCAATGTACCCTGCAATGGGCAGGCGTCATATAACTTACAATGGCAGCGCGAGATTAATTTTTGCTGTTGAACCTAGGGGAATATTTAGGTCACTTAAATACATGTACTATGTAGTAGGCAGTGACATATTTCGAGTTGACTCAGCTTACAATACTGTAAAAATTAGTTTTAATGTATCGCAAGGTTTAACAGAGCTGAATTCAATTAGCACAAATGTTTTTGCTGATTACTTAATTGCAGGTAATATAACATTTGTAACTTTTGTAGATGGTGTAAATACTTACGTTTACCAAGAACCAACTGTTGAACCAGATGGAACAATTACCGATACAGGTCAATTTTATTTAATCACAGATCCTAATGTTGTTGATGTTAGACCTACTGTAGTAAGAGCGTTTGGCAATCGCATTGTGATTAATGGCAGTAACAGCGCATTTTACTACATTTCCAAGTTTAATTTAGGCGGTAGTAATTTTGATCCTGATACAGCATTTTCAACAGAAGCCACTCCACCTGCTGTGGGCAATGCAATATTTAACACTGTTGAAGGTGAAGTAAGACAATTTACAGTGCTTAACAATCAACTGTACATATTTACAGACTTTACTACTGAAATTTGGTCAAACATACCGTCAGTATTTGAAGGTGGGGACATTCCTGTAACATTTCCCTTTAAAAAAAGTACTACTTACAACTGGGATTATGGAATAGCTGATCCATTGTCTATAGATACTGACTTCCAACGCATTGTTTGGTTAGCTAAAAATCAAAATGGATTGGTTCAAGTAATGATTTCAGACGGTGGACAGCCACAAAAATTGTCTACTAAAGCAATTGATGTTTTATTTCAAAAGAATCGCACCACACAAGAGTTAAGTCCGTTCTTACAAGGTAATACTAACGGATTTTTGTATCAGTTTGAAAACACGATTTACTATAGAATTTCGGCTGGTCAGTACAAAACTTACAAAAATTTGGATTGTACACTTGAGGCTAACAGCATTGAATTTAATTTCGACACTAACAAGTGGGCTAGAGTTATTGAGGACAATGGGGCGCGTAACCGTATTGAAAAGCACATGTTTTTTAACAATGTGCATTACGTTACAGTACAGGGCGAAGACACGGTTTATGAAATGTCTGGCCAGTTCTATACAAATGAACTTAGAAACCCTGAACAGCCAAACCCAAATGCTTCAGATGGCTATATACAATTTCCATTTCGTTATGAAAGAACAACTCCAATCATTTTCCAGCCTGACTATAGCGAATTTATAACCTCATACGTACAAATAGACTTTGTGTTTGGTGATTCTACGTTTACAAGTAGTTTAAATCCGTTTGAAAACACAGTTTTTGTTGTTGCAGAAAGTGTTGTATCTGGAGGTGAGCCAACTTACTTGACAGACGAAGATGGCAATTTCATTATTCAGGAAAATACAAACTTTCCTACTAAAGACTCTAAGATTTACAACAATTTTTACAAACCACATGTGTCATTGTACTTTTCAGATGATGGCGGAATAAGTTTCAATTACGCTGACAACTTAGAATTTAGTCAATTAGGCGTGTATCAGTGGCGTATGCGTTGGTACCAATTAGGTCCATCAAGGAATAGGGTTTATAAGCTAGTTTGCGTTAGTCCTGCTCCAATAGTTGTACTTGGTGGTGTAATGGAAGTTAAAAGGAGTTCTGGCGGTGGCAACTGATTGTACTTTTAACAGGGTAGATACTGCACCCATACAAGACACAAATTTTAGTCCAGAGTTTTTGAGTTGGCTTAGTACCACTGTGGACACTATTAACGAAGATTTAAACATTCTTGAAGAATGTATACAGCAATTAGATGCCCGCATTACAGCATTAGGAGGATAGCATGGCATTATTAGACTTTTTGGATCCTGGACGTGGTTACAAATCAGCAATGAAAGAATACACGAAAGGCTATGAGGAAGGAAAAGGATATCTAGATCCTTATGCAGGAGCTGGAACCAGTCAATTAGAACAACTTTTAGGTGCTCAGGCTGCTTTAATGGATCCAGCGGCTTTACAAAGTCAGTGGGCACAAGGCTATGAAATGTCGCCATATGCTCAACAATTACAAGGAGCAGCACAAGAAGCTGGATTAAGCTCTATGGGTAGCATGGGCCTTGGTGGCAGTAGTGCAGCATTACAAAACTTGCAACAAACAAGCGCAAACATCATGCAAGCTGACCGAGAAAGGTATATGAAAGACTTAATGGACAAATACATGGCAGCTATAGACATAGGTCAAGACATTTACGGCAAAGGTGCAGGTGCTGCTGGAACATTAGGTCAAATGGGTATGCAGTATGGAATGGGTATGGGTGAACTAGAAGCCATGAAATCTCAATCTAGAAATCAGATGTTAATGGATTTGTTGGGATTAGGTGGTCAAGCATATGGTGCTAGTCAATTTGGAAAAGCTTTTGGCGGCGGTGATAGTGGTGGTAGTGGTGGTAATGCTGGCACTGCTTTAGAAAAATATGGTCCAATGTTAATGGGATTGCTTTAGGAGATATTTATGGCAGTATTTAGTGGACTTTATCACCCAACTGACATGAGCATGCTTCAAAATATGCTTAAACAGCAACAGCAGCAAAGACAATTCGAGCAAAAAATGGCTATGGAAGCTCCTTTAACTCAAGCTCAAACAGAAAAAGCTCAAGCTGAAGCTTCACGAGAAAGGACGTTAGCTGAATTACCATTTGCTGGACGACAAATGCCTGGTGCTGCTGGTAGATATATGGCACTTGATATGATTGGACAGAAATATGGTTATGACAGTACACCTTATTTAGAAGCTAAAGCTGATTATGATCTTGAAAAAGATAAAATGCGCCAAACCATGGAGTACCAAAAGTCTTTAATGGAATCACAACCTAAAAGATATGCCACTCCTATGGCTAAAATGGTTATGGAGCAACAGGAAATTGAACAAGGGTTGAGGCCTGGAAGTACATCTACTGGAGGACCAGGTGAAAGAATTGAACCTGAAGTTCAGAAAAAGTTATCAGCTCAGTACAAACAAAAGCTTACTAAAGATATTACCGATCCAGACACACGAAAAAGAGCTATATTTGCTACTAACATGGAAAAAACTTTAGATAATTTAAATGTTGATCATTTAGTAGGATACTCAGGTCTTAAAGGTTCAATAGAACTTTTAAATGACAAAAGAAATGCTCTTAAGGGTAAGCCAACACAGAGATACCAAGATTATAAAAACGCTTTAACAGCAGCAAATACTTTGGCTAAACAGGTTAGACAGTTCTACGGTGATTCTATTACTCCAAGTGTTCAAGAAGGTTTAAAGCACTTGGTAAACCCTTCTTCTTGGATGGAGCATCCAGATGTTGCTAAAGGAATGTTTAATCAGTTTAAAAAAATTCTAGAAACAGAAGCTGATACATTTTTTGATGTTCTGGGTGGAAGAGAAGAATTATCCAGGGAGAGAAAGCCTGCTGAGCAACAACAAGAAGCAATGCCTGAAAAAATGAGTGCTGGTTCTAAAATTTTAGCTAAAGATTTAGAAGTTCCAAAGTTTGCTACCAAAGAGGAAGCTGTTAATTGGTATAATCAGCAACCTAAAACTGTTCAAAATGCTATTAAGTTAAAGTATCAAGGGGGTAAATAGAATGGCTTATGAACTTACCCTAGAAGATATACTTGAAGCTGAAGGTATGCAACAACAGCAACCTAAACAACCTGATGAGTATCAACTCACAATGGAAGATATTCTTGAAGCTGAAGCTATGCAGCCACAACCTGAACAAACTATGAATTTAATGGAAAAAATTAAAAGTTTAGGTGGTCAAGGATTGGCTCCTTTTAGATTTGACAGTCAACAAGCTGATATGGATATGTCACAATTAGCGGGTGAGCAATTACGTGATATAAGTGCAGTTGGAAAAGGTGCACAAGCTGGTTTTAAAAAATCATTAGCTGGTATTAAAGGTGAGTATTATGAACCTGAAATAGTTCCAGAAGGTGAAGGTTTCGCATATGGTCTTGGTGAAATGTTAGGACAAGCTCCACTTTATGGAGCAATAGCAGCACCAATAGCAGCTTCAGGCGGTGCTTTAGGAGCACCAATTATTGGTGGTTTGTTAGGAGGCGCAGTAGCTGGAGCTGCAACAACTCCTGGAGATGTACCAGGAAGAGCTTTAGGTGCAGCTATGGGCGCAATACCTGCTGCAATTCCAGGACTAAAACTACCAAATGTTATAAAAACTTTAATGACGAAATCTAATCCTGAAAAAGTAGCTAAACAAATACAAACTGCTCATGACATACAAAAGTACGATGCGTCAAAATTATTCAATAAAGTTACACGTGAAGCCGAAAATCGTGGTATTAGCACAGTCGAGATGGATAAAGATTTAATTAATCAAGCGATGGACTATTTACCCAATACTAAAGCAAGTCGTGATTTAATTAACAAAGCTAGAACAGGAAATTATAGTTCGGTTAGAAAATTACAAAGCGATTTGCGTGCAAGGGGTGAAAAACGTTTGCAATCTGATTTAGCAGCAGAACGAGACATTGGCGAAAGCATGTTAGAATTACGTAACGACATCAACAAATCTGTAGAGCGTCATTTTGAAAACACAGGTAATAAAGATTTAGCTGACATTTTACAAGATGCCACTTCAAAGTATCGTGATTTGAAAAAAACTTACTATTCACATAACAGAATTGCAAAGCTTGTTGATCCAGAAGAACGATTAATTCCTAGAGATGTTTTAAAACTTCTTTCAGAAGATTCTACAAAAATGCGTAGATTGCGAACTGAGCATCCTGAAATTACTGATGAAATTCAATTAGTAAAAGACAAAGAACGTATTGCTGATTTAATGCGTAAATTAAAAGGACCAGCTTTAGTTGGTGGCGGATATTTAGCAGGCAAAGAATTTATTAAGTAAAGGATTTACTATGGCAGATACATTAGTTAGGGGTGCAAACCCAATTTGGTGGCTACCAGACTTGACTGGTCTGCCTTTGAATGACCAGTACTATGCGTTTTTCTTGGAAAACACAATTCCATATTTGCCGCAAAACGTATATCAAGACGCAGCAGCCACAACTGTATGGAATAATCCATTACAGTTTCAACCTAGTGGCACACTGCCTAATAACTTGTACTTTGATCCTGACAAAACTTACAGGATTGAGATTAGACAAGGCAATACACAAAATGATCCTTTAATTTGGCTTATTGAAAACTACAATCCTTCTGAAGATGCTGGTGCAAATGCAGGTTCAGCTTTTGGTGGTGACAATTTAGTATCTAATCCACAATTTTCTGAAGTTGATTTTACAAACGATTTAATTTTGGAAGGCGAAGGTACTTTTGACATTGCACCAGGATGGCAATTGTTTTTAGACGGTGACCAAGGTGGTGCAAATGCTAGATTAACTCTTACACCAGTGGATGGACAACAAAACCAAGTTAACAGCCCTCCATATTTTTTAAGGTTACAAATTGCAAGTTATACGACAGCTGAATTAAGACAAGTATTTACTGGCAATGGCGCAATTTTTTCTAGCGTTAATAATGAGCAAACTGGCGTTGTTTCGATGGGTTTTACCGCTAGAGCAGATGACGACTATCCAATTGAGGTAACTTATCAACCATCGGTTGGCATAGGTACTACAGTTATACAAGACACTGTGTTTTCAGGTGTGTTTCAATCATTTACTGGTATAAAAGTTTTACCAGAATCTAATAATAGTAACACTGGCGATAATGCTACTGTAACAATGGTAATTGCCTTGCAGGGTACTGGCAATTTAGAAGTTAGTAATTTGCAAATGGTTGGCGGTGTTATACCTGTAGATTCTGAACTACCTGCTCCGACTGAATACATTCAGGAAACAATTGAGCGTGGTGTAGATCATTTGTTCCATTACTATAAAGACTCATTAGTAATGCAACCAAAGGAAGACATTTTAACTGGCTGGAACTTTAGTTTGAACCCATATCAGTTTATAGCACCTGCAATATCTGCAATGCCTGCTGACTTAACACAATATCGTGCTGACCAAACAATTGTTAGGCAGGAATTTGCTAGTTCAATTGAAACAGGTCAAGCAAGTGCTGCAAATAATTTTGCGTTTCAAGTACAGCCTGTGGATAGCCAAGATTCTAGAGTTGCGTTAATTCAATATGTAGATGCTGCAACTATTAGGCCTTACTGGAATAAGGTTTTGTCTTCATTGGCTAAAGTTAAATTTGTAAGTCCTACACTTAATACTAATGTGGGCTTAAAAATGCGTTTGATTTACAGAAACGATTTACCACCTACATTAGGTAATTCTGAACCAATTTCATCATGGCCTGTTAACGGCGATCCAGAGTTTAATCCTTCTTGGAATGAAATTTTACCTTTAAATGACCCTACTTATACGCTAGAAAATGGTAGTGATTTTGTAGACTTTAGCTTTGATCAATTTCAAATGCCTCCAGCTGAAAATGCTACAATGTACTTAGGCGTTGTTATTTACACAACTCAACCTTTTGTAAGTACACCAGGCAATAAAGACCAATTAATTTTTGACAGCGTATCACTAGTTAATAATGACTTTGCAATTGTTTCACCCCCAAAAACTTTTGATCAAGTTTTGCAAGAGTGTCAGTTTTATTATGAAAAAAGCTTTAATAATGAAAATTACCCTTTTAGTGTAATTACACCAGGTATAGGTGATCAGTTGGGACAAATTACTAGAAGACAAACTGCGGGTGTTGCAACACAATATGGTGGTGGAGGTTATGCAGCTGATTTTGAGTTTGCATATAATACAAACAAACGAGCTGAACCAACTTTAACTTTCTATTCTCCACGTACACTAACTGTCGATGTTGTTTATGCAAGAGTAGTTAGTCCATCAAACGATGCAGATAATGATGTGTCAATAGGTAAATGGAGCGCACTTTTAGGTGTTGGTAAAAAATCTGCATCTTTTTATGGTGATAACACAATTTTAACTACTACTATTTCAGCAAATAACGTAATACAAGCTAACATATATTTTCATTACACAGCTGACGCTAGACTTGGTACTTAACTTTAACTTAAAAAGGATTTTAAGATGGCTAGATTTAACACGAACTTTTTAGGCACTTTGCCTTTTGCAGACATTGCGCCTCAGTATTCATTATTGGCAGGCGTAGAGCTTACTTATACCGTTCCAGGCGGTAAAAACAAAAGCTATAGAGCAAGGTTAAGTTATCCTAATGACGCTTCTGTATGGGTTGCCAAAAACACAACAGCAACACTACCTACTCCTGGAGTAATGGATCCTAGTAGCAATTGTGAACTTAACCCAAGATTTCGTTACGTTAGGGGTGGAGATGTGTTAAGTTTCATAAGCGATTCAGACATGTTAAATGGTGGTATTTCACTGCTTGAACTTCCAGATTCTAACTAGGAGTTAGTATGGTTAATACAATCAAATTTAGTGAATTTGTTGATGGCGGTGAATTAGAAGCAGGTGATACCGTTGTTGGTTTAGATGCTGGCGAAAATGCTAAATTTTCTAAATCAGGTCCAAATTTGTTGCCACCTGGAGATACTGCAAGTAGGCCTCTTACTGCTAACAATGGCGACATGAGGTTAAACACAGATCTTAATCAGTATGAATTTTATAGCGAAGCATCTTTAGCATGGATTACTTTAACTTAGTATAGGGAGATACTTATGGGTATTACCGCAATTAGACGTGACTATGGTGTTACACCATCCATGGTCCGTATTGAAACCACAGACACGTTAGCTACTGTTAGCACTACAGGATATATCGCAGCACAAGCACCTGAAATTGATCAACTAAACAAAGGTGCTTTTCAATGGGAAGTTTCAGACGCTGTTTTAGTTTATGCCGTAAATGGCGTAGAGCTTTATGAAATATCAAGTGACTTTGCAAGTTTAATACCAATTTCTTCAGGTATTACAGGTCCATATCTTGAAAAGGCGTTGAACTTATCTGACGTCGATAATACGCTTGTTTCATTTAACAACTTAGGTTTAGGTTCTGGTGAAACAATTTTAATTAACGATGGTGATTTTGCAGCTGGTGTTTATGAACTACCTGTACCATGTCCTAACTTTGTAATTGTTACAAGCTCATCAGCTGGTTTACAAGTAAAATTGCCAATAGCTAACATTGATGAAAGTTTTTTAATTTCACAAGGTCCTACAATTCAGGCACTATCAACTTCTGGCGATAGCATTGAAATCATTGATCAAAATGATGTTCCTTTGTTTGTACAAGCTCCAGATAGTAGAGTATTTTACAATTTAACTGATGCCTCTACAGCTGCTGGAACATGGGGTGTAGTTCCACAAACTGTAACAGTTAACGACAAATCAGGAATAGTATTACTTGATGATACTGATTTACCTGTAACTTATGCGCCAAGTAACTACAGCCCAACAAATGCCTTTCTTGATGGAACTTTAGAAGGTATTGATAATGCGTTAAATAGTGCTGCTGTTGATGATGCAGTGTATGGTGAAACATATTTTCAAAACAATGCTATTGATACAGTAATTACAGGCATTGGTGTTCCATCTGTAATTGGCGGAGCTTTCTCTCAATCAGGTGATTTATTCGGATTTACAGAAGCTAACGGTGTTTTGACCTACACAGATATTCCGATAAGAACTGTTCAAATTGATGTTTCATTAACTGCAACAATGAATCTATCTACCGCAGATTTAACTTTCACTATTTACAAAAATGGTGCTCCTGTTACTAAGTCTGCCATGACAGTAAGTATTGATGGCGTTACACCTGCTCCTAAAACAGTTTCTGTAAATTGTTTGTTGGAAGTGGCTAATGGCGACACTATAGAACTTTATGTCACAAACAACACCAATACTGACAATGTTTTAGTTCAGGATTTAAATACAAAAGTTACAGCCATTGGTGGTGTAGGTGTTGCAGGTAACACAGTAGTTAATTTAGCAACTGTTGTAGATCCAAATGTTACAAGTTATGCAATCAGTACTTATAGCAACATGGTCAACACATGGTCAGGATCCCCTGTAATTGGACCAGGTGAACTTGATATTGGTCAAACAGTAGAACTTAAAGTGTTTTTTAACTTAGACCCTTCTTTGATTGGCGCGCAACCATCATTATCTGGAAACTTTAGATTTTCGTTCGGTGGTATTCTCACACTAGGTGATGAAGGTTTTAATATCATTTTGACAAACAATGCAACAAGGAACGGTGAAATAACATTTTCTGTAACTCGTATTGATGCGACAACTATACAGGCGAATTATCGTGGTTACTATACGAATACACCTGTACAAATGGTCCAATATTATCCTGTGCAGACACCATTAACTTATCCATATAATGACGCTGTAAGTAACACCATCACTTTAGAATGGCGCCCAATCAGTGGAAGCGCTACCGAGTATATGACCTGCAATCTTGTTAACACACGCATTACTAAGTATTAGGAGCTGATATGTCACAAACTATTCAAATTCCAAGTTTAACAACTGCTGAAAGAAATGCTTTAGTAAGTGTTAAAGACGGCATGATGATTTTTAACACTGACGTTCAATTAAATCAAAGTTGGGATGGTGCAGCCTGGGTTGATGTTGGTGGCGGTGGTGGTTCTGCCACTTTACAAACTGCCTACGATGCTGGCAATGGTGTCATTTCATTAGATACATTGAGTTTAAAACCAGTCGAAATAGAAAGCACAAGTTTAGGAACAGTGCCAAGCTTGTACTTCAGACAAACTCAAATTCCAGCTGGTTTTCAAGCTACTTTTGACATTAGAGCATATAGTCAAAATGACACAGGCGGAACTATATCGTATAATCAAATGGTTGCGACAGTAGCAGACTTAACAACTGGCAGCGAATCAGCATTATGCAGGTTTAACGCCTACAGCAGTGGTACTTCTAAAACATACTTTCAGTATGACGGCGTATCAAACAGAGCGCAGTTAAACGAACCTTTAGATATTGAAAGTGACAGTCTAGGTATACCGCCTAATCTAACTTTTACACAAACACAAATTCCCGTTGCTTTAAACGCTACATTTGCAATAGATGCCTTTGGTAAAAATGATTTAAATGCAGTCGTACTTTACAATCAAATGGTTGCGACAGTTGCAAGCTTAACAGCAGGCAATGAGTCAGCTTTGTGTAGTTACAATGCTCAAAGTAATGGAAGTTTCAAAACATACTTTCGTTATGACGGTGTTGCAGATGAAGCAGAGTTTAACCAAACTTTAAACATGAATGGTAATAATATTATTGCTGTCAATGATTTGGGAACAGGTGCTACGCCCCTCAATCAGATTTACTCTTTTGGAGGTAACTATAGTTTTCTAGGGGTTACATCACAAATTGAAACACCTTTAATTGTTGGGACAGGTGTCGGACCAATCACGATAACTGGTAGCTCAATAACTTTAAATGAAGCTAACATCCCAGGTGACGAGTATATTGACATGAACGCGGGACAAGTCAATATTTACAAAACTCTAGACCTGAAAAACAATTCCCAAGTAGCAGTTGCAGCAATCAACGGCAATGAAGGTTCTTTAGATTTTAACTTTAATCCAGGCGAGTTAATTGTAAACGGTAATAACAATTTAAAGCTATCTTCTACTGGTGAAATTAGATTACAAAATCAAGTGGTGTATGTTCCAGATGGAGCGGTTCTTACCGTTGTTAACCCTAACACAACTTACATTTTCTTGGGGAATCACACATTTACAAGCACTTTAACAATCAACCAACCAGGCGTTGTTATAAAAGGTGTAGGACGTGACAATACTAAGATTGACGGAACTTTTGCAGGGCCATTAATTGATGTAGTTGACCAAGATTTTGAAATTTCAGATATTACTTTGAGCGCGTTGGGTGACGATACTTTTGCATTGACTGGCGCAAACTTCAATCCTGGCGTAGGTGCGCCAAATGAAGGCAGGCTTAAAACTCTCAACATGTACAATTGTCAACTTAGAAATTGTCGCAACGGTATGGCGATTGTAGGTTTTGATTTGGTTGATATTTCGCAAACATTGTTTTATTACTTCCAGCAGCGTACAGATGCACTAGCTCAAGTCGGTGTTGATTTGTTTGCGACATCAAAAGTTGAGTTTACAAGTTGCGAGTTTTTGAGATGGTTTGATGAAACTACAATTGCGGCACCCATTGACTTTTTTGTAGGCGATCAATTAAAACTACAAAATAGCACAGGCGTTGGATTTGGCGCGGTTAATATTAATAATTGCATTTTTCACCCACAGCAAAACCAAAATGGTATTGTGGTCGATAATGCCGCTACCTTTGGTTTCGGAAATATGGTTGGAAACACGTTTATTGATATAAACTTAAATACTCCAACATTCTTACCGTTGCAAATTGATATTAATTTACAACCAAGTTGGATTATTGAAGCTAATCAGGGCGTGCCAAACTTGCTTGCATTTATAAATTCAGAAGTTAATGCAAATGCACTTGTGACGACCATTGCAGCTGTTTCAACACCTACCCCAATCCTAGCAACAACTTTTATTGACAACGGTAGTTCCCGCGTAACATTGAATACTTCGACTGGTGTTATTACTAAAGATTCAAAGCGTAGTAATTACTTTACTATTAATTTGAATTTACAGTTTACTTCACAATCCGGCGGTAACAATAAAAATATTGTGATAGGTTTGTTACGTAACGGTGCACCAAGCGGACCTACAACTAAAGTTGAAGCGGATAATGGAGTCCCTGCTAATGCTAGTTTTAATGTGATTGGATTTGCTGATCAAAGCGATACATTCCAGTTGTATATTCAAAATGATACGGGTGCAAATGACATTTTAGTTAACAACATTCAATTAGCGGGCGTTGAGGCCTAAGGGGAAAGTATGAAGTTAATTTACAAACTTATGGATCCTTGTACCAAACGATTAAAAAAAATGTGGTATGGCGAGCCTAAACAAGACATTGAGCAACCTGCCGAGCTTAAAGAAATTGTTATTGATAAGGGCGAACATCCAGGCTCTAAAGCTAGTGATGTTCCACCCCCACTCCATAGAGTTAAAAGTTTTTTTAACCCACCTGTGATGACTAATGATTTACGCGAAAAACTCGCACAGGCTGGAGATAGGGAAGTTTATAACATTGCTTTAAACGGAAAGATTTGGTAATTGTAACGCCCCCTTGCGGGGGCTTTATGATTAGTCGTTTTTGCGTGGGTTAGCGGCCATTGGGCCATGTTGAGAGTTGGTAGCAACACCTGTTGGCTTGGTTGGAGCTTTGCCAGTATTTGCCATATCGTTTACATTGTGGTACCCCATCTTGTCATTCATTTCCTTAACATTTCTAGCATTCATGCTATCCATGCAGTAGTTTGTACCTTCAACAGCACCGTAATTTCCGTTGTCTTTCATAGTAAATCTCCAAAGTTAAATTAATCTAAAAGGCTAGACCAGTTACCATTTAAAGCTGAAACATAAGTTAATCTACCAAGCGCAGGAAGCAAAAATGGTGTATCAACTGGAGCACCATCTAAGCTTTCACCTACAGCAGGGTAAATTTGGATGTCAGCACCAGAGTCGTTAATTACATACAGTTTTGAACCAGCTAATGCAGCAGGTAATACAACGCTTGCGCTTGCTACTGCGGTTGTAACACGATTTATTTCAGCTGTTAAAGGTGTTGCATCAACTTGAAGTCCAGATGCTGCTGCCGCAATATCATTTAACACTGACAACCCACCTGACAAACCAAGTGGAACTAATTCAGAAAGGTCTTCACTGATAATGTAATCACCAGCTTGATTGTTAGCTGCTAAAACTCTTACATTATCACCTTCTAACCATTCCCATTCACCATTATTTAATGAAAGAATGCTGTCATTTACAGAAGCTAAGTAACCAGCTTGACTTACATCAGACAAATTATCATCAACTTCCATTCTTACAATACAGGGATTTTGTCCCCAATCTCTACGAATACTTAAAACGGCCATTTTTTTCTTCCTTGAAAAGTTAAGTAGCTCAAACATTATCCTAAAAATTAGGATTTAATGCAAATTATCGAAATCATCATAGTGATTATCGCATAGTAATGCAGCTACAAATGCAATTTGATCATCTAAACCAGCAGTTTCAGGTAACAAAACATTAATTATTTGTGTTAAAAGTTGGCATGTCATGTCATAACGAGCAACTGAAGATTGATCTGTGACATCTTTGGTAAAGTCAGCAATTAATGCTGAAAGTTCGAAGTAACGTTTTTCAATTTCCTTTTCAACATCATTCATGTTGGTGTTTGGTACGTGACATAGACTCATTTAATTTGCACCTTACGTTCGTTTTCTAAAACTGCCCAATCTAAAACTACCCCATCCTGTAAATCTTGCTTGATAAGCTTTTTGTTAACGGTAGTAGTTACCTTTTCTTTCAAATACACGGGTTCAACTTGTGTTTCGTCAAAAATCTTAACTTTTGGAGGATTAGTTTTAAGTTTCACGTTAAACATATCACTTTTAACTTCCTTGATTTGCGCTTTATCCATTTGAAATGCTAAATAAGCTTTTAAACTTTCCATTTTGTTGTTTGCCTTTGTAAGTCGTTCAGTTAATTCCCCAATTACTTTTGTAGTTGCATCAACTTCAAGTTCTAAGTTTTTAATAAATGCTGCTACGTTACAGATTTTAGCTTTAAGGTCATCTTCAGAAGCATTAATTTCGCTTAGTTGTTCATCTGTAATTTCATCGCATTCGCTTAATTTGTCAGCTAATTGCAAAAACTTTTCAGTAAGTTCATATAGTGGTTTCATTTACAATCTCCAAATCCATCGCCATAGTCATCGCCAGAGCCATCGCCAGAGCCAGAGCCATATCCAGAGCCATTGCCATAGTCATGGCCAGAGCCATAGCCAGAGCCACATCCAGAGCCATCGCCATAGTCATAGCCAGAGCCAGAGCCATATCCAGAGCCATCGCCATAGTCATGGCCAGAGCCCTCTCCAGAGCCATATCCAGAGTCAAAGCCAGAGCTACCTCCAGAGCCATTGCCACCGCCATAGCCGAAATCGTTCATTCCCAACCTCCATCGCCATAGCCAGCGCCATAGTTAGTGCCACCTCCAGAGCCATAGCCACCGCCATGGCCATGGCCTCTCACAGAGTCATAGTCAAAATCTTTCATTCCCAACCTCCATCGCCATCGCCATCGTCAGAGCCATATCCATAGCCATCGCCACCGCCATCGCCAAAGCCATCATCATCGCCAAAGCCACCGCCATGGCCATTGATAGAGTCATAGCCAAAGCCAGAGCCAAAGCCACGGCCCAAGCCATAGCCACGGCCCAAGCCATAGCCAGAGCCAGAGTCAGAGCCATATCCAGAAGCAGAGCCACCGCCAAAGCCCGATTTATGTATTTCAGTAATTAAGCACTCCATATTTCTACACTGCTTAAAGATTTAATGGCTTTGTCGGTCATGGGAATGATTTCGATAACTTCAGTTAGAAAAACTGTTTCTACAGCACAAGGAAATTTGCAATTTTCTGGTTTTGAAGTTCCATCTGTAGCAAGTTGAGATAAAGTTGCAGCACCATCCCAATAGTAGACCCTTCGAGCATTTGCCATTTCAACTTCTTTACCGTTCCTTTCAACTATTTCCCCAAAAAATACTCCAGCACTGTAAGTTCTAACCATGTAAATTGCATTAGATTTAGGTGCTTTACTTAAATCACAATCTTGATACTCTTGCATTAATTCAAAAAATTTTTTTGTAAAATCGTTCTTCATAAATTTTTCCTTGTAAAGTTTAGTTTAGTTTAGGGTTTCCATTCACGTGGTTTAGCAACAATAAACTCACGTTCTTTATTTGTAACTTGAATGCCTTCCATCATTACGTCATGCCATGGTTTAAAAAAGTTTTGGCTGGTCTTAGACAAAAATGTATTAATGCCTGGAGCGGTTTTAGGTATAACTCTTTCAAAGCCTTGTTTTCTGTCTGAGGTGTAAAGATAAATGCACTGTTTGTTTTTTTCAATAAAGTTTTTAAAAGTAGTTTTAGATACATATCCACGGTCAAACAAGTTTGCAGTATTTCTGTCCATAAGATAATCCTCATCAATTAACACAAATTGGTTAAGTAATTTCATTGTGGTAAACATTTCTTCATCCTGTTTAAAATTAGTTTTAAAATTGTTAACACATTTGGCAGGTTGTACTTTTTCCTCCAACTCTATGCCAACAAGTTTAACTTTTTGTACATTCGCATCATTTTTTACTTGTAAAGCTGGGATTTTAGTTTTTAAAAACATTGCCATTAACGCCACAAACAATTTTTGTAGCGTTGATATAAAAAGTTTAAGACTATCCATTGTCTGATTCCTCGGAATCTAAAGCCTCAATAAATTCATCAGTGCTTTTGTTATCGAGTTCTGCTTTCTTGGCATCCTTAGCAGCAATAATCATTTCAAGAGCTTCTCTATCTGCTCGCACAGCTTTTTCTTTAGTAATAGCTACAAACGTAGCTTTCAAGTTTTCTTCGCTGTCACAAGCTTGTATGTCTTCTAAATGCTGCTTCAATACTTCTTGGTCTAAAGGTTCAACAGGCTGAACTTCTTGGACTTGATACGGTAAGTTTACATGTGGTTTTGTGTCTACCTGATAATCTCTAACTTCTTCCGCGCTTTGCATTCCGCGTAAAGCGTCACCAAATTTATCACGCAAAGCAAAAGCTCGGGCACGCATTTGCAACATTCTTGCAGGATATTGTGACCAAGGCCCACGTTTACCCCATAATTGAGCCGTTTTAGCGTCATCCATGCTAAATTTTGAGATATGCTCTGGAGAGTTTTTACGAATAACTTTACAAAAAGCCGTTAAGTTTTTTTCTTCAATGCTTCCTTCAACCCATTCTTCATGGGATACATAATTAGGACTGTTAATTGCTACAGCCAGTAAAGCGTCACCCCATAAAGCTGGTTTACCGTTAATAACACAAATGTTTTGTATAGCCTGCATTGGATTTAATCCAATTTCTGCACCCATTTGTAAAGCCATTAAAATGTCGGCTGGTTTTCCCTGCATTGAGCTAGGGCAAAAGTTACTTTGACTAACCATTTTAGCAAATTCCATGGCCTCGCTAAGATTGCGAGGAGCCATAGAAAAAGGTTTGTTAGATGTTGTTGTCAATTCAGTCATAAAACTACCCCAAAAATTTCTATTTTGTGCGTGGCAACGTAAGTAAATACTACAAAGCCAACTAATATTAAAAATCCTGCTGCTGCTTCTTTCCAAGCGGGTGCAGGTAATTCTTTTTTTTCCAAACCTTTGAGTCTTTCCTTAGACGTAATGCGATCCTTCATGTTATGCGCTCCTAAGCTTTGTGTTAAGTTCTACAACGTAATCAAAAAGCATGTCCAAATCAAAAGCGTATACTTCGTGTGAACCTTTGCGTAAATCGCACATAAATTCATAAGCGTCTTCGCTGTTAGCAGTTTTTAAAAAACTACAGTATGAGTTCATAACATTTTCAAAGTTTTCAAAGTCAATTAATAAGCTGTAAGCATCTGGGCCTAAAACTTTTCTAATAGCGCATACAATGTCATCTTTGTCTAAACTGCTAAGTTTGCTGTAACTTGTCGCACCGTCAGCTACAAAAGCTTCTACTAAGTCATAAATAGGTTTTTCGAATAAAAATTTTGGAATTGTGTAAGTCATAATAGTCTTCCTTATAAGTTAGCTTGACAAAAAGTATTGTTATGGTGCCATATTTCGCACATTGGGCACAAAACATGGTCATCTTGTAACTGAACTTGTTGAGATGATTCGTATTTTATGGGTTGATTTATGTACGGTAAAATGACTACAATTTCATTGTTCATTGATTTTTTCTCCGTTAATTAATGTGCATTTACTAGGGGGAATAGTGGCCCCCTAGTAATACCTGTTGCTAGTTACTTTTTAACATTCTGCGTGCTAGCTTTCTCCTCTAAATACTTTGCAATAACTTCGGCTACTGATAACTCACTTTGTATTGCATCAATTTGCAATTTTTTCCAAGCGTTACTGCTAATAGCTACGTCCTTAAAAGTTTTCTTCAGTGTGTCTTGGTGTAACATGGTGTATCTCCGTTAATTTGTTTGTAAACACATTGTCATTATAGCAAGCTAGCAATCTATGTCAACACCTTTTCCAAGATTTTTTTCCAAATAACTTTTAATTAATTTAGCAACTACAATGTTCATTGACTGTTCGGTCTTTACGCAGTGCATTCTAAAGTCCATGTGATCTTCAGGACTAATACGTGCGTATACTACTTTGAAATCTTGATCCATTTTTCTTTCCTCAAATTGTGTAAAAGGGGTTTACTTTAAAGATTTGCATGATATCATATCAACTTCATTAACGCAACAAAGGATTTGAAAATGATTAACAAATTTTTAGCAATTGTATTGATAACAACCGCCCTACCCGCTTGTACATGCGTAGGGGGGTATAAATTAGTAGGATGTAACGAGCACACACACAAATCGAGAGGGGAGGGTGTAGTGATACGGGATTCTGAAGATTACAAATATCACGAAGTTAAGTCTAAAGACGGGTCAAACAAAATGGTGACTTACCATCGTATTAATGAAGACTACGACTTGTAAATAAATCCTTCCCTTAGCTTGTTGTCAGGAAAGAGCCAAGGGAAGTCAAATGGAATTATCAATCGTAAGGAGGCGATTAACTCAACTATTCTATCGCAAACTTTTCCAAAAAACTATTGCTTTTTGTTTAGGCGAAAGGTACATTTAAAAAAACGTCAAAGTACGTCATTAGGAGGTCATTATGGGTCAAAATGAACGAAAAATTCAGAAAGAAATTTACTTTATGCCAGACATTGTAAAACTAACAGGTCGCACAAAGAAAACATTGCAACGTTGGTGGAAAAAAGGAGAATTCCCAGAACCAGCTAAAATTAATGGGTTATTGGCTTGGCGTGTTAAAGACATCAACAATTGGTTGGATGAAAAGTTTAACAATGTTTAAAATTAATGCTTTTGCCCTTCCTGGAAAGGGCATTGGCACACAACATTACTTCAAGGTCTTTTATAAGGAAACACAAATTAATCACTAAAAGGAAACTCAATTATGCCATAAATTTAATGTAAATTAAAAGTTTTAAATCAAATTTAAACCCAGGATTGGATTAATCACAAAAAGGAAATTTTTAATGCATCACATTTTTGAACAAAATTACCCTCAACCCGTATGTTTACTCATTTGGCGAAATCGCCAAATGGAATTGTTAGCTTAAAAGGAGTTTAAGTTATGCATCACATTTTTAATACATTTATAGCTACGAAATACGGTGTTAATGAAGCAATTTTTCTAAATAACATTGCTTTTTGGATTCATCAAAACAAAGCCAACAACAAAAATTTTCATGATGGCAGATATTGGACCTATAATTCTCATGAAGCATTTGCTACATTGTTTCCATATTGGACAGCAAAATCAGTAAGAACTGTAATTAACAATTGTTTAAAAAAGAACTTATTGATGTCGGGCAATTATAATACAAAGGGTTATGACAGGACCAAATGGTATACACTTACTGATCAAGGTTTAGCCTTGTTTCCTGCTTTAAATCCCTATCAGCCCAGTAAAAACCTCATTTGCCCGAACGGTCATATGCAATTGACCGAACGGTCACATGCAATTGACCGAACTGGCCGACCTATACCAGATGTAAACTCAGATAATTTAACTTCTAGTGCAAATGAATTTGCACAAGCATGGGAATTGTTTTGGAAAGCTTATCCAGTTAAGAAAAACAAATCACGAGCCATGACTACTTTTAAGTCAAAGAAACTGTACAAGCAGATAGATGTAATTTTAAAACACATTGAGCAATCATCTAAGACTGATAAAAAGTGGTTGGATGGGTACATACCTCATCCTAGTACTTACTTAAACAACAAGCGCTGGGAAGACGAGATCGAGACTGTTGCAGGCTTCGTTAAATCACCGTGTAAACCATACGTATCAAATAACATCATTGAACCACTTGAAAGCCGTAAACCTATTTCTAAAGATTTTAGTAATAGTTACATGAAAAACTTTAAATCAGCCTAAGGAATTAATTATGAGTACACATCACATTGCAGAAGTATCAGTTATTGGAAGTTTAATTAAAGGCATGTTTGAAAATCAGTTAGATGACATTAAGGACATTTTAAAACCAGAAGATTTTAGTGATTGGAAACTACAAAGGGCATACAAAGCAATTCTAGACCTTAGGAGCAACTCTCAAACATCAGCAATAGACTTTCTTTCAGTTAGTGAGAAAATAAAACCTGAAGACGGAGAAACTGCCAATGACATTTTTATTCACTTAGCTGAAATTGCAAACAACACTTTTAGCACTGCAAATCTTAAGCATCATGCCCACATTGTTAAGAAAGCAGCGAACAAGCGCAAAACGATTGCTATGATTAATGAAGTAATGAATCAAATCAACAATGATGATGATTCTTACATTGATCGACTTAGAAAAGGTCTTACTGCAATAGAGAATGATGCAACAGTAGGCGTACATTCTTTTGACGAACAAATTAATAATGCTATGACCTGGATTGATGAACAAGCTTCTACAGAGGGCGACCTCACCGGTATCGGAAGCGGTTTTAGAAAATTAGACAGTTTCAGCGGCGGGTTTCAAAAAGGTAACTTAATAATTTTGGGTGCTCATAGCGGGAGCGGAAAAACCACTTTAGCAATAAACATGTTTAAAGACATTACTTTGAAGCAAAAGAAGTCAGCCATATTTTTTAGCATGGAAATGACAGCCCGCGAACTTGTGCAACGTATGCTATCAACACAAGCGCAAGTCATTGGCGACAAGGTCTTTAATCCAAAAAAACTTTCAACGAATGATTTTATCAAATTAGCGGAAGCAGGTATTGAGCTTAAAAACGCAAACTTTAAAGCTTTTATCAACGACAAGTGCGGGATGTCAGTATTTGAAATGAGGCAATACGCCCGTAGCGTTAAATCGCAACACGGACTTGATGCAGTATTTGTTGATTACTTGGGTTTGATGGAGCAAGAAGGAGAAAATGCAACACTAGCACTTGGCAAAATATCGCGTGAGTTAAAAATTCTTGCAAAAGATTTTGATATTCCTGTAATTGCTTTAACTCAATTAAATCGAACTGGCGCAAACAGCAAAGATAAAATTAAGATGAGCGAAATCAGGCAAAGCGGTCACATTGTTCATGATGCTGATATCATCATGTTCATTAATGAAGACCCGAAAGAACCTCAAAAAGCTATTCTTGACATTACAAAAAATCGTAACGGCAGAACTGGCCAAATTAATTTAGAAAAGAAATTTGAGTATTTGCAGTTTAAAGACTATATAGGCTACTAGGAGCTAATTTAAAGCCCCTGGAGCGTACTTTGTGATTAATTAGTAAGATTGTATTAGTTTAAGAAAAAGTTGCTTACAGGGGTTTTAATTCAGTTTTAAAAAAGGGGGGAAAAACCCCCTCACGGGGGCTTTATTTAGGATGGACGAAGGCAACTAAAAAACGCTTTGCAGACTTCACCACATCCAGCTCCAGCATCCTCATCTTGTGCAATGTGTACATTAACATTTGTGATTTGAACGGGCGCAGCTTGATCGCCTGTTTCAATTTCTTGTTCCTCAGAAGCTGACTTATTTAAAAAATCCTTTTCAGTAATTTCCTCATTGTCCTTTGGTTTAACAGCTTTTTGAGCAGACTTTTTTGATTTAAAAAATCTCACTTTTGGATAAGGTCGTTTTTTGCGCTTAGTCATTTTATAACCCTCACTTACTGTTAATACACTTACAGTATACACTAATTTTAAAAGCTTGATTGTTTAGAGCTTTTGTTACACAATTAGCAAGCAAGCAAAATTTACATTAATTACAAGGATTAGTTTTATGAATCAATCACACAGAAGTGAATTACAAATGAAAAGTTGGTCTGAACTTTGTCAATCTGAAGAATGGTATCAACGTAAAAAAGAAATTTGGCAACTTTACAATCATCAGTGCGCAAAGTGTAAATCGAAAGATTATCTTGAAGTACATCACAAGTACTACATGAAAGACTCTAATGGTAGGTTATTGCCTTGGGAGTATCCTGATGAAGCATTGGTAACATTGTGCCGTAGCTGTCATCAAATGGAATCTAATATTAAAAAGTTTGAGAGGCACAAAACTCTTCAAGGTTTGGAACAGGTTTTTTGGTACACTCAATTAAGCGACTTTGTACCACTTTTGCAAGATGCTTGTTTAAAACACGGTAACGCAATAATGACAGCTGCAATTAAAAATTTATGTCTTAACAGCGATTTAATACTAAGACTTGCAAACAACGAAACATTTGAACCGGAAAATGAAGGTGTTACTCGTGAAGCTTTGTACATCTTACAAAATGCAGTAAACAATTTAATGAATTTGACTGAAAAACACAGCAAAAACGGTCATTATTTAGATGATTTGTTACGCTGTATTGATGAGCTTCCAGAATTTGAAAAAAAATCTAACGAGTAAAAAAATGGGAGCAATTTAAAAATTGTTCCCAGTTAATAAATAAATTCAATTTTATAGATCCAAAACGAGAAGTGGTAATGAAACCAATTTCATTTTAAAAAAATGGGGTTTAAATGTCAATTTATAATGTAGAGCAATTTGTACTTGCTTTGATAGTAACTTGTATAACTTACAGGGGTATTTCATTTTACATCCCAACAAGTTTAAAAATACTAATGGTTGTAATTAATGTTTTTGCAGCTTTAGCAATTTTTGAAGTCGGAATGAATACCCATGATTAAAATCACAATTACAAGCAGTGACATGCTAATTAAAGATGCTGTTGACTTAGCTATAGAAATTACGCGTTTGTGTAAACATGCTCATCAAGTTGAAATTAAAGATTTAAACGCTCACGATGGTTTAAAAATTACTCGACGAATAGTTAATGTTGCAGCTGATGAAACAATCAAAAGTCATAACAAGTGAGTATTCAGAAAGTAAAGCTTTTAATGATTGGCTGCTTTGGCAACCGAAACTTTTTGGCGTTCATCATGTGAACGAGGGCAAAAGGTCTCTCGCTGAAGGAAAACGACTAAAACAAATTGGCATGACTGCTGGGTTACCAGATTTCCAAATTTTTTGTGCTAACGAAAATTGGCATGGCTTGTTCATCGAGATGAAACAAAAGCACAAGCGCAATCACAAAATGCCAGAGCATCAAGTCAAATTCCATGAAAAATTGCTAGCGCGCAAATATTATGCTACGTTTGCATTTGGTTGTGATGATGCAATACACATTACAACTCAATATCTTGCTAACTTAATTTAATAAGGATGATTTATGGCTAGTTTGCTTTTTTGCATAATTGTTGGAGTTTTGTGCGGTTCAGCGTGTTACATAACTTTTAAAAAATGTTATCTAAGCGACGTTGAAGACATGAGTTACTTAAAAACAAAACTTGAAGAAGACGTTGCGCATTTACATTCTAGAATAGATTATCTTGCAGAAAAGTTGTGATACACTAAATGTGAATATTGCTGGAGATGTTTTATGAAAAATTGGTTACACAGAATGTTTCCTCCGCCGCAACTTCCACAAAAACGTTACATTGTGATGATTTTAGCAATTTACTTTGCTGTTAAACTTTATACCATGGCAACTCCAAGCACTGCTGATGATGTTGTACTAGAACATGTAAAAGATGCAGCACTTGAAATTGCCATGGGCATGTAATTACTTAGCTAAAAAAGTGCTAACTTCTCTCATTATGCAGTAGTCGTCATAAAGTGATTGGTGGTCTGCTGCAAATGTTTTTGCGTCAAAAGTAATCCTAATAGCTTTTTTGTATGTCGCGATAACATGACCGTCATTGTTTAAAAGCGTGTCTGTGTCTTTCATGTAATTAGTGATTAAAGTTTTTTTAATCGCATTAGCTTCAGACTCAAGCTTTTTGATTTCAGCTTTTAAGCGTTTGTAATTGTTAATTAAAGTTGTAGTAGTTTCTAGAATGTTGGGTGATAACATGTAAAGCCTCCTTAGTTAAAGTTTTAATTAGCATTGTTTAATGGCATGTGTACATAAACACTTGCTGGAAATATACCCATTTGGACATAGATCCTCTAATAGTTTCCAATAAGTTTTAAAATCTGAATCACAAGTATCTATACGACCCGCTAAAAAATTTTCAATAATTGTTTCAACTTCCTTATTGTTTAAAGTACTTGTAGTTTTTGTGTTGTGAAAAGTATTAACCCAAGAATTGTTACTCATTTTTAATTTCTCCAATGCTGCCCCCGAGGGGGGGCAATTAATTCATGCTGTTGCTGTAATTTGTACGTAAGATTTGTTTTTAACTTTCTGACTGCCATGGGTGGCTCTTATTTCTTCCATACTCCACTTGCCCCGCCCAAAACTTTTATAATCATTGGGGCGAAAATGCCACATTTTCTTTTTAGAAGCCCATTTAAATCCAGACTCTTTCAGAATATCTTTGTGTTGTTTTGTGTTACCTGAAACCCAAACCCAGGAACCGCAAACTTCAATTTCTAAGCCTAAATTTATAATTTTACTTAAAGCTTCGTTGATTTCTTCGCCGTAGTTGTAATCTGTTTCGGTTTCTTCTTGCACTGAAAAATCATATTCGCCCGTTTCTATATAACCTTGTAAAGCTTCGTAAGCGTTGTTAATTAATTTCATCATCTCAAGCCCAGCAGGGTTTCGGTCAGGGTGATATTTTGCACATAATCGTCTATAGGAACGTTTTATGTCTTCCATTTTTGCGTTGTTGTTTAACCCTAATATGTGTAAAGCATCATTGTCTTTCATGTTGAATCCCTTAAAGTTGTTGTTGCGTTGTTAATGATTGCATTGTAGTGATTGCTTGCTAGCAAGTCAACACTAATTAGCAATAAATTTTAAGTTTTTTTAAATTAAATTAATCAAGTTAAGTATTAAATGAGCGCGCGAATAAACTATTAATGCTAGCAAGTCAAGAGTTGATTAATAAACTTTAATTGTATTAATCAAGATGTTTTTGCACACACGCTTGAAGCGCTTAAAATTTTAAAAATTGTGTGTTATTCTTTACCAGTACAAACAATTCCCCATCGATATTAAAAGGTGTACATTTTATGAGCGAAAAGAAAAGGGGCGGAAAGCCTGAACACGTGCCTACTGCTGAATCTCGCGAGAAAGTCGCCGACTTTACTTGCGCAGGTTTTACACAAGATGACATTGCGCAATATTTTAACATTGATGATAAAACACTACGCAAACATTACCGCGAAGAGCTAGACAAAGCGAAACTAGAAATGATTCGCGGCTTAAGTCAAAACGCGTACAGAATGGCGCTCGGTGGTTCTGAAAAGATGACCGAGTTCTTGTTGCGTACACAAGGACGTTACACAAACTACAAGCGCGAAGAAAAGACAACAACTGACACTTTGCTTGAGACACTTATTGAAAAGCTAAGTGATTAATCTTTGACAAGCAAGCATCGCTAGTTTACATTATAACTTTTCACAAAAGGATGAGCTTGTGGACATTGAATTTACTTTAGATGACATGGAAGAGGAAGAAGGTGTATTTGTCATGCGCATGACAGATAATTCAGTTCAGATTATTTACGATACAATACACGTTGGAACTATCAAAGCAAAAGATCTTATAACAGCTGTAAAAGCAATCGAAGCAATCTTAAAAGAACAAGAGCCGCGAACTCTTCGTGACAATCGGGTCAAAATTGGCAATCACTACGCGCACAATGTTGACCACATCATAATGACAGGCTGCTAATGCTAGACAAAGTTAATCTAGAAGCACTTAAAGATCTAAAGCGTTTCGCCCCCACTTTTTTAACGATACGATCAAAGCGCGGCAGGCCGATCAATTTTAACTTTAATCAGGCTCAACATTACATTCATGAGCGCTTAGAAAATCAGTTAAAAAAAACGGGTAAAGTCCGCGCTATAATTCTAAAAGGCAGACAACAAGGCTGTAGCACTCTCATCCAAGCTAGATTCTTTCACAAAGTAATCACAAACAAGGGCAAGAAAGCTTTTATCCTCACTCATGAAGCTGAGGCAACCAAAAACCTATTTGAAATGACAAAGAGGTATTATGAAACTCTCCCTCAAGGATTATGTCCAGAAGCAGACAGATCAAGCTCTAAAGAACTCAGGTTTGTTCAGTTCGACTCGGGTTACAGTGTCGG